TCATCAATACCACGATTGAAATAAATGTTGAATTCAGCCTCACGATATGGCGGACCCAAACGATTCTTGGTGATAACCGCCTTCGTGGTGATACCAATGATATTACCAGCCGAATCCTTCAACTTACCAATCTGTGACAGACGGATACGAGTGGATGCGTGGAATCCGATTGCTTTACCACCAGAAGTAGTGTACGGGTCAGAGAACGCAGGAGCATTCATCTTCAAACGTAACTGATTGGTAAACACAAGTGCAATCTTTTCACGACCCAACAGATTCGTAATCTTTCGCATTGCCTTACTGATAATGATGGACTTTGCAGTTGCGTATCCATCCTTATTAAAGTCCGCAGCCATTTCCGTCTTAGTAGATGCAGCAGCAACAGAGTCAACCACGATAGTGACCAACTTATCCTTCTTCGCAGATGCACGAACCTTCTCAATGATGTTTACGATAGAATCGAAGATATCTTCAACCGTATCGTGCTGAACGTACACGAGCTTCTTCATATCTACACCTACCGCAGTGAAGAATTCATCATTGACAGCATTTTCCGTATCAATAAGAACCGCAACCCCGCCACGCTTCTGCGTGGTGGCGATAAGTGATGCACCAACAAGTGACTTACCAGATGCTTCCAATCCAGTCAGTTCCGTGATGCGACCGGCGGCAATACCACCATTCGGACGATTACTGATTGCGATATCTAACATCGTATTTCCCGTGGAAATGAAATCAGTCAAATCCGTAGGAGTCTCTTCCTCACCGTCAAGGAAATATGCGACTTGTCCATCCTTGTATAATTTATTTAAGCTATCTGCGATAACTTGTGCCAATTCATCTCTATCTGCCGATGGACTGGACTTCTTTGTTTTGGTTTCTTTTGCCATATGATTCCTTTATATGTAACAAAACACGCCGGATATTGGGTAGTGATTAGCTACCCAATACCACAACGTGTCTTTGGTTAATTAATCGTTGAACAACTCGTCAAACGCATCAACAGCGTTCTTGACGTTCTCCTTCGGAGCTGCCGCCGTAGTAGCAACGGGCTTCGGAGCCTCAGCTTCACGGGCAGGGGTGATGACCGAATTATCGGGGTCAAGGTATTTCTCAAGCGTGACCTTCAGCTCATTATAGGTCGGCTCCGTATACAACTCCTTGATGTCGGGCTGTTCAGATAGCCACACCTTCATCTGACCCGCATCAGTAGAAAGCGGAGTCTGCGAAGGCTTGACCTTCACAGAAGTCTTGGCGAAGTTCGTATCCGACTTCTCCTTCGGAATGTACTCCACTACAATGTCACGACCAGTCTTAGGGTCGGTAATATCGCCGTAATCGGGGTCAGAGATGTAGGAGAGAAGCTCCTGATAAACCGTCTTACCGAACGAATAGAAACGAACGCCCTTATCCTCTTCACCACGAACGATGACAGGAATATAGGTACGGAGCTTCGGCATGAACGGACGAGCCTCGGCGTAACGCTCCTTCGGGTCACGGGTCTGGTCTGACTTAAGGGCGTCAGCAAACTCCGCAATCGGGTCACGATTGCCATACGAGAGAGGCGAGAGATGGGTCTTGTTACCAAGATAGTGGAAGTAGAGTTCAATAAAGGGATTCTCGGGGTTATCCTTCCACGGGACGATACGGATGACGGTCTTTCCTTCCTTCGGCTTCCAGATAGCTGTATCACGGTCCCCACCGCCGACACGCTTGAAACTGTTGAGCTTACTCTTTAATGCGTTGATGTCTAATGCCATTGTACTTCTCCTGTGTTTAAAAATGTTTAAGGGTGTTTATTGTAATATACCCCAAGTAGGAAGAAGTATACTACGGTGTGTTTAGTTTGTCAAGTCCTACTTACTAAAAGTTTAATATTTCTTTTATTTTGGTTTTAACTACTTTTAATTGACCATGAGCGGTAACTAAAATAGAATTTTTTAATTCGTCCCAATCAATCTTATAGGACTTATCCATTTTACCACCATTCTTACTGGCGATTAATGCATTTAATGCATTAATGGTATATATCGTATTTGTTTGCTTCTTTCTATGAACGGAAATGGTTGACGCTGGTGGTGCGTATTGTGACTTCAATGACCCTGCAATAATATTATAGGTCAGAATCAATTGGTTCGCATCATCCACGTTTTCCAATACATAGATGTTATTGAAAGCTAACGTATATGAATTCTTTATAAGTTCGACGTTTTCTTCCAATTTATCTGCTGGAATAAACGTACATAATAACTGAGTTTCGTTCATATGATACTCGTAAGACTGTTAAAATAACACTTCTTATAAGTATCAAATTAACTTCAATAACACTATATTTTGTATACGTTTAGTTCGTTATAGTTGTGACCACGATATTGACGAACGGGGAATCCACCAACACTTAATAGATTGGACACAGTTTCCATAGAATTCAACTCATCATTGTGTACATCCAACAGAATTGCATCATAGGTATACAACACAACCTTGGATTCTAACATCCCCAAGAAGTTACACACATCCTCAACCCTTGATATGGCTTCTTCGGTTTCAGTTAACTGCATCATATAATTGAATACTTTGTTCTTGGATGGTTCAAAAAGTGTCACTTTACGACCCGTTCCTGACAATACAAATCCATTCTGACGGTATTCGTCCCACAACTTGGAGGAATACTCCTTAATCTTTTGGAAGAACTCTACACCACCTGTGTCGTCGGATTGACCGTACATAATCGCAAACGTCCGTGCTTTGGAATCGTTATATTGTTCTTCGGTGATATCGTTGGTGCCATAATACTGTTGGGCAAGGTACGTGTGGAGGGATGTGGTCGGGAGTTCATACCCAATCAACTTCCCTGCCAACCGTAAGTGGAACGCCTCATAATCAAACTGAACCAACGTTCCATTTTCCCCAAACCGACTGACGAACTTCTCACGGGTTCCATCGTTCTTGTTCAGAGCAGCAAAGTTAATACCCCCGAACGCATTACTTGGACGACCAGTAGACGTATAAATATTATAATCGGAATACACCAGTCCATCGATAGTCTGTATACCTGACCGTTCAATAGATGTCAATGTTGGGATGGTGATTTGATTGATAAACTGAAACGCCGGTTCTTGTTCCGTAGACTCGTAACGTTTATGAAGGTGTTCACAATGTTGAAGAAACGCCTCTGCGGTTTCTACCCACGAAGTTAACGGAATACTCAGATGAAGATTCTTGAACTTGAACTGGTTCTTAATCTGATGCATCATCATCGTATAGAACTCACGATGAATAGGAATCACATCATTGTTCAGATGTAACATCGTTGCCAAATCTATGACATTGGCTGCATTAGTCAAATGACGAAGTTCTTTCTGATGAAGTGTGACCAACTTGTACGCTCCACTCAAATCGATATCGAAGTGAGGAGCGTCTGGGTGATTGATAGATACTGTATAGAACGTTCCATCCTCAAACCGAAAATGTAGTGAGGACAACTTGTTTTGGACTGGATGGAGAAACGTATCAACCGCCACGGGGTAGACGTACGCAGTCTCTTCTTGTAAGCGGATGGCGAGATGTATTAGTTGTTCGTTAGTCGTAATAACCATTATTTCCTCAATAATATATTATAACTTAAATATAGTATATTGGATGGTATTTGTCAAGTACTATAATCCAAATCTTGCCTTTTGTGAATTATAGTTTTGTAATACTTCTTCGGAGGTTAGCACTTTATTGTATACTCTAAACGTATATAATCTTCCTTTAAATTTACTAAGTGCTCGTTCACCACTTACTGTACCAGGATTCCAATCGTTTCCAATATTGTGATTACCTGTGTTGTATGTAGTCGAATTACCATCCACTATTGACTGTTTAAATTGTCCATTAATATACAATTCGTATGTAAATCCTGTTTTCGTTAATACGACATTAACCGCATTAACTGCAGACCCCACTGGAACTGTATGAGTATTATTAAATACTGCCGTATTAATTATTTGTCCTTTTGTGACATATAGTTGCGCAGCAGTATAAGAAGGAGCAATTGTTTGTGCGAGAAATGTAAATCTTCCTGCTCCTGTAGCACTTGTGGAACCAAGGAGTGCTTGTGCACCCGCAACAGCGGAAGTAAATTTGACCCAGTAATCTAATGTCATTGTTGGATTAGCTGCCCAGAACGGAGCAGTGTTTAAAGCAGACAAACTGATAGTACTCTGGCTTAGTCCAGGGTCTGGTGTTCCCAAGAAAGTCAGATGCCCACCAAATTCTGTTCCAAACGTACATCCTGGGGATGCACTAAATGATGTATTATTACCATATCCGGAAATGTCATTTAGGGTAAGCCCTGTACCAGAGTATGAGGCAGTATTAGCAAAATCATAATGAACCCGTAATCCATCCGTTATTAGTGGAGGAATAACTTCCGGTTCTGCACTAGAGGTAACCGTGGATAGTTGTACTTGGTTATTGATAAATAATGTTTGTGGAACAATAAAATCTTCTGAAGGTTTTCTGGTACCATTAAAATATTCTAGAGGACTACGAATAATATCTTTTAGTCCTGGCATCTTTTTCTCATAAAAGTCTAAAATTACTTGATTTTTATGTTGGGTTCCTCTTAATATGTTCCCATCGGAAGTTACAGTGTCCACATCAACCCCCAAAATTTCCCATCGTAAGGTTACAGTTTGATAGTATGGGTCTTTTCGTATTTTATAATATTGTTTCGCATCAATTTCTGTAATTACCCCCGTGGAGGTGTATTTACAAAAATATCGTGTAACGTACCCATTTATTATATCATCTCTGGTAATTTTTGGCTTATTACTCATCGGGTTCATCGTGGAGACTCCTTCTTTGGCTTATATCGGAACATTCCCTGTAACATCGTTACCCACCCCGTTTCTTTTTTGAATTGGTGACTAACTTTTGTGACTACGAAATATCCTCTGTCAAGAATATTTGGTACACGGTCTACCAAGAACGACTGCCATAATTCTATACCACCAATACCAGGTATTGTCAAGTCTACCATCAATTTTGTAAGATTGGAGCTGTTGAACGCATGTGCGTCTGGTTCGTTACCACCTTGTTCAACACTTTGTGAATCAGCATATAAAGACTGCATCAATTCAGCTACATTATAAACACCAAATCTAATAGCTGCTCCTAAATGTGCATAAGTTCTAATTATATTTTCTAATTGAGGATTTGTTAATATTAGTGATTGTGCTTTGGATGCAGCAAGTTGTGTTTGTAATTCGGCTATCTTGTCGCCGGTTGTTTCACCCCCCAAGAACTCAGGAAGTACATATTCATCTAATGGTGCGTTATTCTCTAATTCGGTTATTTGTCGTTGTAAATCTGCTTGTTTTTGAAGTTCTAAAGCTTCTGGCGAACTGTTACAAATATCTGTTGTTGCACTGGCAGATGGACACGTTACATACAAATCGTCCAATAAACTTAGTTCTTGTATTTCCGTTATGCCGCCCATTTTTAGTGTGGCGGTTTCTGTAGGTCCGCCGACTCCTGCAATCGCCTGTATTGCGACCATTAACGGTAATTTATAATCTATGTTCAAATCCAATAACTCATTTCCAATATCATCAGTTGAAAACTGTTTTGTTCTACGATTGAACATATAAACATATTTTGGTTTATTATTTTGCGAGTCTCCGTAGTGCGAAACCGTTCGTAAGGTTTGTGGATTACGTATGGCTTCGTCATCTGGTTCGGGCAAACTTTGCTCGGACGATTGTACTTTAGTTGATAAAGACATATCGATTACATGCATACCTGGATTTCTTGTATCGTTTGAATATAATTGTAGATTCCAATACCCGGCGGTAGCAGTGTTCATGTCAGCCAATAACTTATTTAATGCCGCAGAAATAGTATCTGTTGTGGTGAACGCCTGAATAATTGCGTTAGTATTTAACCATATCCCGTCAAACAAACTACCATACCCTGGGTAACCTGCTCCACCATTACCTAACTGTTTAAATGACCCAACTCGTGATGTAGTAATTTTTGTGGAAATGTCTGAATCTTCTAAGGTAATACCCTTTGCGGTTGCTACGTTTTGTACTCTGTCAAATGGTAATATAGCATCCGATACTGATTGTGCATACTCATTATAAATTAACATCGTTCCCAAATTTGTTGACCGTAACCACGGATGATATCCAACCCGATTTGCTACCAAAACATTTGGGTCTTTATAATCATCAGCAACTTCGGAGGGAGACACCGTAGACCGTAATAAACCGGTTTGTAATAATTGTTTAACTCCAATATCTTCTTGATTTTTAAACACATACGTACTTAATATACCATAGTCAGGGTCGTTTAATATGACATCTATAAAAAACTTCCATGATACGAAGTACCCACCCTTTCCTGTTCCGGCATAATTACCTGACGTTCCAGAACTTTCGGTTCTAGTATCCTCACCATCATTTTCTCGCATAGAACTATCCGATATAGCAATTACATCACTTGTCCACGATGATGCTAACCCAGATGTAAGTGCAAAATCTTGTTCGATGGTTGCACCCAATACCTTTGACATTAATGAACTAAAAGTATTTTCCATCCATGAATATTGTGGTTCAAAATATTGCACAACGTCCAGTGCCTTACACGGAACTGCGGCATTCTCACCACATAACGTTTTTACGCCGGTGTATGCCGATGGAATTTCGAATTGTTGCGTGGAGTGTACCGTCAAGTCTATTTCAAACGTATTATTTTTTGTATACTTCATGTTGAACCCGGCAACATACCCAATAAAAATTTCATAGTTACCGTAGTTATTATACACATATTTTTTGATAAATCTTTCTTGTCGTTTCTGTATAGTATTTTCTGGGCTATCTGCCGGACTCGGTGCTATTAATTCTCTAATTTCATTGGCAATAATACTCGAATCACGTTTCCAATCATAGGTTGTAATAGGTTGTTCCGTAGTACTGGAAGATGTACGTCCGAACTCTAACACTACTCTCGTAGACGGTTTAAAATAATATCGCATCAATGCGTTTACTTGACCGATTGAATATGCTCTAATTTTCAAGTTTGCTCGGAGAAGACCTCCGCGGACCCCCATAGGGCCAGCAAGACTACGTTCTGCTGCTGCTTCAATGATACCAGGTACCGGTATATTTTCTGGGTCAAATTGTGAAGTTTCTACCACCACAGGAACTCGTTTATTGTTTGCCGAAGAAGCATATCCGATTATACTTTTTTTACTTCTTGGAGAATACAAGTCCTCATAAGACACTTCCGGTATACCATGAATACCCAACGACGGGCACCATGCACTTTCTCTTGTGTTTAGGTTTTCTGGTTTAACACGCATTAATGATGTCAACTTAATAAACGGCATATGAGTATTCGCCGTTTCCGATGCGAATCGTCTACGGGTTAATTCATATTGAATATTTGGATGAAACGATTGTAAGGAAGCCAAATACGGTGATAATCCACCTTGTGTACTGTATGTTGTACTATCTGTTATCGTTACTGCTCGTTTATATGAATAACCAGCGGCGGACCAATATCTAGTTAACGCTGCGTCCGCTGCTGCGTCCGTGTCCGTCCAACCATTTGTTTTCCATAAATTATATTCAAACTCTGCTCTTTTAATAGCAAACCTTACATAATCAGGAGATTTTGGACGAATAACTACAAAATAATCCAATGTATTTGATAGTGCTTGTGCAGGAAGTGATGTTACAGTTACATCAAACTGACTATTTAACGTCGGATAAAATTTAATAGTACGTTTCCTAACTGCGTTATTTAAGTTTCCGCCAATTACTTCAATTTCCCGTGGAAATGCACCTGGTTTAACGGAAACAACTATATCCCCGTGAGTTCCTGCGGTTTCCCATGGGTCGGTATCAAAATTAATAGACGTTCCTAGTCTATTTTGTACTATAATATCTCCGCGTCTTAATGGATATGTACTATTAGACGCAGGGTCTAATATATCATATGCAGCTCGCCACGATGGATTGCTTCCTTCCTTTTGTTCAACAGAATCACGTATAGTCTGAGAATAACCAGCGTGCGAAGGATTACCTGGAAACGCAGTTCTGTTTGGAGACATTATATAACTAATGAATGCAGCAGACCACGGAGAACTTTGGGTTATGTTAGGCATAACTTATATATTTGGAATAAGGAGTTTAGTTCCAGGCGGGATGGCAATACTACCATTGGTGAGATTGTTTGCTTTCGCAATCACCCACCAATTGTCTGCGGTTTTGTAAAATATATTAGATAAACTATCTAATCTGTCCCCGTCTTGGGTAATATAATAAAATGGGACATCTTCGGGTGGGATATCCGATAATAATACTGTTTGATAGTATGGTGGACCTTTGGTATTGTCCACTACTGGTGGGTCTATATATCGTTCCATGAAATATTAACCTCTTCTTCTAAATAATTCATATTCTAAAAATCCTCTCGGAACAACCGTCTGCTGTTGACGTTCCCTAACTTTTTTTATATTTTTTTCTAGCTTAGCGACAGTACGTTGATATTCATCTTGTATACTTTGTAATGCTGCTTCAGGAACCATACCTACCCCCAACTGTACAGTTGGTGACTGTGTACTACGTGGTTCATTAATTTTATAAAATGGACTATTGTAAAACTTTGTTCTCTTTTCAAGAAGACTGAGAGTCATTGACACATTAATAGTTTGTGATACTTCTCTATCTATGTCAAATGTAATCGTCTCGTCTAACATATCGTAGTCTAAAGACTCAATATAGCACGGCTGTAAATCGTATATACCCCCAACGGTAATTTTAAATAATGGTGGAACAATAAATCCACTAGTTGACACACTCCGTGGAAATGCCAATCCAGTCAAATAATTTATTCTTTCCCACATAGAATTTAATTCTGCTTCAGAAAACGCAACAATATTAAAAGTTAAATCAACGGAACGTTTAACTCCACCATAAGTTACAAATCGTTCAGTTCTACCAATATAACGTTGTTCATTGAATTCTGGTTTAACGTGTTCTTTAATATTTGAAATTAACGCACGGAAATGGGTTGGTGTTCCTACACTATCAGTAAATACAAATTTTACAATATCCGATTTTGGTTTCTGTGCACCAGAAATATTGCTATATGTTAAGTTATCTGCGGTGTCGTGTCTTGGTTGGATTGATGAATTATATTCGTCATTTAAATTTGTTTTTCCCCACCCAACCATATCGGTTTTGTAGTTATTTTTTACAATATCGGATGCGTTATCCGATGATAGATTCAATACTCGACTACGTATTTGTTCATTAAAATACGGACTATCTAACGATAAATACTGATTTTTTATATTTTTTTGAGTAAATGTATTTACCGCTTCTAAAAAGTCCGTTGGTGTTACTTCCAAGGAAGACGGAATTAATGGTAATTGTCTAGCGTTTCTAAATATAGGAGCATTTCCAAGTTTAGTTTTTTGAATTAGTCTAAGAGCGGTATTCCGTAACGCAGTTCTAGCAACAGATTTAGCGGTACGTACTGCAGTAGCGGTCGCATTAAGTTTTACACTAGAACGGTCAGATAACGACTGTGGAAGAAATAATTTTGGACTAAATGTAGTTATATCCCGAGAAACTTTATTAAATACATCAAATTCTGGTCTGGTAGTATCTGATGTACCGTTGATTCCACCAGAATACTGCGGGAGTACTCTAGATTTAACTCTATTTATTTCAGAGTTAATATACACCGACGCCAACGAACGTAATATTCTACCAGCGGCTCGAATCCCTGTAGTACTTGCTAGTTGTTGTCTACGTGAGATATCATTTGTAATTGTACTCAGTTGGTTTTGTACTGTAAACTTACTGGATACACTATTCACCGTTGCGTTTTGTAGTAGTCCAGACCGACGAGTTGGTGCAAGCGAAGAAATACGACTTACGTGTGAGGTAGGTACCGTCACGTTTGCTAATACCGATGTAGTTGCATATACTTGTGCGTTTTCAAACGTGTTTAATAGTTGTACTGCCGTTTGTTTTGTAAGAAACGCAACGCCTTCACTTGATTTCAAAAATCTACTAATACGAGTAACATCACGATTTGCCGACACGCTAAATGGAACCAACCGAATATCGTTCTTGATACGAGTTTTGGATTCGTCACTGTTCGGTTTGACCGACACAAACGGTTGACCACTATCGTCGGTTCGTGGGGACAAACTTCCGTATATCTGATTAGCTCTTGCTTCAAATCGTTCTGCTAATGTTTCAAACGCCATAGTTAAGCTCTCTGGTAACGAGTATTCACTTCTGCTAATTGTATTCTATTAACCGTTTGTACCCGTCCGTCAATATTGATGGTCGTGGTGGCATTATTAACTGTATCAATGAATCTGTCAATCTTTGTCATTAAAGCAGAATTATCTGCCATTTGGACCGACCCCTTTGGAAGTAAATTGGTTCCCGCAATAATTGTATCATTATTATTAAGCGCCACATTTCCAGTTGGTGTAACTAATGTTCTATTACCGTACTCAGATACCATATCGTTTCCAAGTAAGTATCCACCTAAAGGTCCGGCTACTGGTGCAAACTGTGGCTGGAGGGTCGCAAGTCCAACTAGTGCTGCTCCAGTTGCCTTTTTTATAACTGTTCCAAAGTCAACACCTGGACCAGAAGTCACCGTACCTACTGCGTTTGCTGTTGCAAGTATTTTTTGTGTGAAAATATCCAGAACACCATTTGGTTCGGCTAACTCGGTGAGTCGTTGTTCTAGGTTTTGTACCGACGATTCCATTCCACCCCGGAGTAAATCTTCTACTTTAACACCAGGTAACTGCTCTGTTAATGCACGAAAACTAGTGCTAGTACGTAATAATGCGTCAGGAATAACCGAATCTAGATACCTAAAAGTTTCTTCTGGCGTACCCAATTCAGATAATCTAACAAATGTTTCTAAATCAATGTTTGCACCCAATTGATTTAATTGATTAACTGTATCTAAAGTTCCTTCTAAATTTGTAACTACTCCTTGTTGAGTCATTCGGAACGATTCTAAACTAATTCCTAATCGTTCTAAGTTGATTGCCGATTTAGCCGCATTATTACCAAAGATTAGTAATGACGGCATATTTTTATTCATGATGGTTTCCAACTGACGAGTTGAAAATCCCGCTCTGCCAGTAGAATCTTTAAATGCTTGTAATTCTGCGGTAGTATCTAGTCCTAACACAGCAAAATTTCTTAATGATTGTGCAGTTAATTCAAATTCCCCACCAAATACTTTTTTTAAGTCGGATGCAAACTCGGCAGACGCATCTGTACTTAATTGCATTCCTTTTGGAACGTTAATGAATGCATCCGTAGCAGACGTATACACACTCATTATTTGGTCCATTGTTGCAGCAAACTCAATTCCCTTTGTTGTTATTTGCTGAACGGCGTTACCAAACGCATTTTTATTTAAACGAAATGCTTCTGGAAGAGTAGTACCGACCTGTGACGCTAGTGTTCTTGCTGCATCAACAAACCCCATGGCCGCAGAACCCACAGCCTTTCCAGCTTCAGCCCAATTCATGTCGGAACCCTTAGGTTTTCCGCCGGCACCACCGGTACCACCTGTGCCTGGTTTAGTTGGCTGTGCCGCTGTATTGGCTTGTACTGCTTTCGTTAGAGCGTCTAGTTTACTATTAAGATTAGAAAAATCTATTGTTGTCGGGGCTGCCATATCTATCTCTTAGGAGGTTTCGGTCGTACTTTTGGTTTTACTGCCTCAGTTTCCCGTGTCTTTGCTTCTTCTAACTGTTTTAAATAGAACGTTCGTAAGTACACCGGCATATGATACACATCATTCGTTGTGAATGCACCGTTACTATAATACGCCAACATGAACAACGTTTTGTGAATTTCTACTTTATGCTCCGAAGTCAGGCCAAAAAAAGTTCGCCCCAAAGGGCATCCTCGCTTTTATTGATTCGTTACACACAGAACATTCTATATTTAAATCAAAATCTACATCGGGTGTTGCTTTCCGTATTGCTTCTCGTAATGCACGTAAATCACGGATAATCATTGTTTCTGAAATTTCCCGTACTGCTTTCTTATCACGATTTCCGTTAACTGACGTAATCATGTACTTCAATCGTGTAGTGGTATCACCTTCAATCGTTGGGTCAATCTTCTTCAATGCATTGACTTCTGCTTGAATTTTCTTTTCGTCCCCACGGGTCAATAGTCTAAAACCAACTACCAATCCAGTAGGTAATTCTACCGTAAACTCACCATTGGTGGATTGTAATTCTGGGTCTACCGTGTCCAATTTACCAAGGTCTATTGTGTATTCGAATTTATTTTTACATGATGAACAGGGTAACTGAACGGGATAGTCCTTTCCATATGCAAGAATACGTGCTGCAACCATTACTGCGTTTAAATCACCAGATAACAAATCATCTGGTTTGACTCCCTTCGTGACAATTAAACTTTCCATTAACTTATCCAACACCAGTCCCTTTTGAATGAGATTGGTTGAAGTCAAGATATCTTCTTCCTTTGCGGTCATATACTTGACATCTACCGTTCCATTTCGTAACGGACTACCTTCTGGATAGAATTTCCCACCACTTGGAAGGTCTATCGTTTCACTTGGATAACCATATTCTGACATAATAACTCCTTAAACTAGTTGATTTTACACTAATATAAATATTAGTCGTCTACGTTTTTCGTGGAAATATCCTCATTATAAACCGTACTTAATTTCTTGACGAATTCCTTAAAATACGATTTTGACCGTTCTGGGGTGACTAATGCACCGTCCACCACCAAGTCCGCTACTTGTTGTTTTTCTTTAAGGATATCCCGCATATATTCGTCAATCGTATCGGCACATAACATATAATACACCTGTACCTGACCTTTTTGACCGATACGGTGGGTACGGTCCTCTGCTTGTTCGTGATTCGCTGGTACCCAATCACAGTTAAGAAAAACAACGGTATCTATCTGATGTTGGAGTCCGTCGATACCCATACCTGCCGCCATCAAACTGAATAGTCCGACTTTGGCTTCACCCTTGGTCAATCGGTCGATGGTATGTTGACGTTCCTTACTATTCATTTCACCTGTCAACAATGCCGCCTTGTCCCCATACTGTTCAGCCAAGAACTTGAGTGGGGCAATATAGTTACTAAAGATAAGGATAGGTTTATCGTTATCCAAGAATTCATCCACCATTTCTACCAATCGTGGAATCTTCTTTTCAATTAAGAAGTTTTGAAGTTTCGGCATGTGACCAATGGTAGGTTTCTCAACCTTCCATCGTCCAAAGACTTCTCGTAGTAATTCTTTATATTGTTTCTGTTCGTCCTTCGTCAACTCTACATATAAGTCATTCCGTTGTTTTGCGGGAAGTTCTGTAAGAATCTGGTCCTTCTTTCGTCGGATAACCAAATCTTTTGTACGGTCATGTAAGTCTTGTAGGTTACGAGGTGCTTCTCCTTTCCATCCCCCGTAACGTTGAGTAAAGTGGAAAAAGTTATTGAAACGTTCTTTGTCAAGGAAGTTCAACAAAGCAAACGCTTCAATTGGTCGCGACATCACGGGAGTACCGGTGAGGAAAATACAGTACTTTGTTTTAATGCCGGGATATTTCCGTCGTTCTTTGTAGGAGCCTAAAATAGATTTTGCTCTGATGGTTTG